CTAAAGTTCAAAATATGAACGAGTCAATCGAAAGAACAATTGCTAAATCACCTTCTACAGGAGCAGTTAACTTAATTGAATCTAAAACATATGAGAATCCACAGTTCTTGAGAATGAAAGACTTAATGTCAAAAATAAAATAAAAATAAATTAAAATTAATAAAAACCAAAAAAATGGGAGCATTATTAGAATCAGGTCTAGTTGGTAACATCGGGTTAAAACACTTGAAAGTTATTAAAGAAGACACAATCAACAAATGGGATAAATTAGGATTCCTAGAAGGCCTTAAAGGTCACTTAAGAGAAAACGTAGCTCAATTATATGAGAACCAAGCGTCTTTCTTGATTAACGAAGCTACTTCAGATGGTTCATCAGGTTCATTCGAAACTGTTGTATTCCCTATCGTAAGAAGAGTATTCTCAAAATTATTAGCGAATGAAATCGTATCTGTACAAGCTATGAACTTACCAATCGGTAAATTGTTCTTCTTCGTACCTAAAATTCAAGGTTATGAGTCAGGACAAGTTCCTTCTGCTGATAACGACTACGTAGGTGGTGGTACTCACTACGGACCGGTTGGTGCTGTAGATGGTTTAACTGCTGCTGACGCACAACAAAATGCTGGTTACACAGGAGCAAATGCTTTCAAGAAAAATCTTTATGATTTATTCTACGAAGGTTCAGAAGGTCAATTAGACCCTCCAGGATTGTTTGATTATTCTAAAGGTCAATGGTCAGCTATAACTAAAACTGCGGTTGTTATGGTTTGGTCTAACGGAGAATTAGTAGTTGCTGATAGTACAGCGTTAACTAACCAATTCAACGGTAATAACGTTAGAAAAATCATCATCGCATTATCAGGTTTCACAACTGCAGGTACAGGTAAATTAATCGGACCTGATGGAAATGAAGTTGATACTGAAACTTTCTTATCTGATTTAAGAATCTACAGTGATTCTACAACTGCGTGGACTGCTGAAACATCTCCTTGTAATGTTATTACAGATGTTAACGGTTATCCAAATTCATTATTGTTTAGAGTTGTTACTCAACAATACGGTCAAGGAATCGTTAATAACTTAAACAGACAAAGTACTACATCATTTGCTACTACAGGTAATGGTGGTGTTTACAATGACGTATGTTCTCCTGATGGTCGTATCTTCTTAGAAGTTGACTTATCTTGTCCAACTTGTCCTTCTTGTGGAGAGACTTTAGACGGGTATACAGGAACAACTATTGGAATTTTAACTTCCGGAGCTTTCAAAGCTGTTTACAGAAGATATGCTAACTTAGAATTTGAAGATAAAATCGGTGAGGTTTCTTTCGAATTAGATTCAGTTACTGTATCTGTTACAGAAAGAAAATTAAGAGCACAATGGTCTCCTGAGTTAGCTCAAGACGTTGCGGCTTTCCACAACATCGATGCTGAAGCTGAATTAACAGCTTTATTATCTGAACAAGTTGCGGCTGAAATCGACCGTGAAATCTTAAGAGATTTACGTAAAGGTGCAGCGTGGAACTTACGTTGGGATTACAATGGTTGGAGAAGAATATCTGCAACAACAAACTATACACAAAAAGATTGGAACCAAACTTTGATTACTGCAATTAACCAATTGTCAGCACAAATCCACAAATCTACTTTAAGAGGTGGAGCTAACTGGATTGTAGTATCTTCTGAGGTTTCAGCGATTATGGATGACTTAGAATACTTCCACGTATCTAATGCTTCACCTGAACAAGACCAATATAATATGGGTATTGAAAGAGTTGGAACATTAGCAGGACGTTACCAAGTATACCGTGACCCTTACTTCCCAGCTAACCAAGTGTTAATTGGACACAAAGGAACATCGTTACTTGATACAGGATACATCTACGCTCCGTATGTACCATTACAATTAACACCTACAATGTACAACCCATTCAACTTTACACCGATTAAAGGTATAATGACTCGTTACGCGAAAAAGATGGTGAACAACAGGTTCTATGGCAGAATTACTGTAGATGGTGTTAGAACATTCGATTTAAGAGAATTGAGATAATCAAAATCTTAAAATATTTAACAAAAAGGGACTATACGTCCCTTTTTTTTATGTCTTTAGATTAATAATTGATTTTTTGTAAAAATGGTGTATATTTATATTATATGAAAAAAATTATACCAACAGAAGAAGAATTAAAGAACATACTTAAAATGTATAATGAAGACCTTTTAGGTTCACAAACTATTTCAGAAAAAACAGGGATTAGTAAACCAACAATTTTAAGAATATTAAAAGAAAATGGTATTAAGGTTGGTATATCGGGAAGACGATTCATAGGTGGTAGAGAAGTCACATTAAGAAAATATGAGTCAAAACCTGAAACAAAAAAAAGAAAAAGTGAAAACCACAAAAAATGGTCTGAAAAAAATAGAGAACATTTAACAGAATACCATAAACAATGGAGAACTGAAAATGTTGATAAGTGGAGAAAAACCAAACGTGATTACGAAAAAAATCGTAAAGATTCTGACCCTTTATACAAACTTGTCGCAAACTTTAGAACAGCAATTTACACAGTATTAAAAGAAAGTAACGTAGATAAATATGGACATTACTTTGATATCCTACAATACACTCCGGAGGAATTGATTAATCATTTAGAAAAACAATTTAAGGATGATATGACGTGGGATAACTACGGGATTTGGCACGTGGACCATAAATTACCAATTACATCATTTGACATACAAGAGATGGGGGATGAGGAATTTATGAAATGTTGGTGTTTGGATAACCTTCAACCGATGTGGGGTGAGGAAAATATCCGTAAATCTAATAAGGTTTTATAGATACTGAGGTATTTATATAAAAAGAAATTTATGAATAATTTATTTGAGATATCGAGTGAGGAGAGAAATAGAATATTAAATCTTCACGAGGGAGCAACAAAGAGACAATACTTAACTTTAGAACAGTCCGGTCAACAATCGGGTGGTATAACCAATACAACGACAACTTCGAGTACATCGTTTCCAAAACAAAACGTTGGGAATCAATTTAAATTTGGTGAATATCAATCAGATGTTGTTAAAAATTCTATCGCGGCGTTAAAACCTAAAATTGAGGAATTTATTAAGAATAGTGGTGGTAAACAATTTATTGTTAATATCAGTGCTGGGGAATCAAATGTTACAAACCCAAAAGGTTTTGAAACTAAGGGTAGTTTGGCATTGGCAAGAGCAAATTCGGTTAAACAATATTTTCAAGAGTTATTTCCGAATTTAATTAAAAATGGAACTTTGGTTATTAAATCACCTGCGGATGTTAGTCAGGTTATATTAGGAACAACTCCTTATGACAAAACTAAGGGAGATAATCAGAATCCCCAATTAATCAAACAATACGGTAAAGAACAATTTGTGACTTTTGATATTCAGGGGTCGGGTCAGGTTGATAATGTGACGAGTATTTGTAATTGGAAGGCGACCATTACTGCGGGAACCGGAACAAATGTTGCGGATTATGTAACAACTGATATTAACTTACAAGGAGCAGGTATATTAACATTTGGTACGGGAAGTATTCCTGATAGAATGGTTGTTCTAACTAATAAGGGGGGTATTAAACAGGATACCGGATATGTTGCAACAGCACCTCACAAATATACAAGTTTTAAATATGTTCCATTATATGTATCAAGATTAACACAATTAAACAAAACTGTATCTGTTAGTGGTGCAAATCTTATTACCTTAAAAGTTAAGAGTATTGATGATTTAATGAGACAAATACTTGCTCCGGGTGTGACACAAATTCCTGAAGATAACACTCTTATAAAAATGGGTGAAACTGAAGTTTACAATGGTGTTGAAGAATTGAGAGCGTTATTTAGTAAAGGTGTTAGAGAATTTGTTGCTTATACAATTACTTCATCAAGTGTAACGGCACCGTTTGACAATAAAACCGGAGATTATAAAGTTATAGTTTACTCCCCGGTTGGTAAGACGGGTTACAATTTAACGGGTAAATGTTAATCTTTTCTAACTGCAATAATTTTATAAACTAATTTTTTGTCCTTAACGTAAGAAATTGATGTTGTTGTAACACCATTATATGTTTCTTCCATAACTGATTGGACTTTTACTTTATAAACTTTGGATAATGAATCTAATAAGACGTTGGCCTCTTTGTCAATGTCTTTTTCTTTTGGTTTAGTTTGAGAAAACGATAATGTTCCAACAAGTAATACTGATAATAAGAATAACTTTTTCATAGTGTCTGTGTTTTATTTTACAAATATAATTAGATTATTTTGATTTGCCTAATATTTATAAATAAAATATTATATGAAAAAATTATATTTCTTAGACGAAGAAGAAAAAAATAGAATATTGAATCTTCACGAGAGTGCGACCAAAAAACAATACTTGAGTGAGGCGACTGAAAAAGGTGGTGCGGCATATGTTGACCCTGCAACTGATACTCCTGATGCAAAGATTGCTAGAGCATTTTATCAATCAGCTGCGGGTCCGGGTACAAATGAGGCTAATATGTTGACAGCACTTCAAAGTATTAAATCAGCTGCTCAATTTTGGAAGGTAAATGAATTAGTTAAGAACCTTCCATCTAATAGTGGTAAATTAGATATTGCCGGTGTGATTAATGATGAAATGGGTAGAGACAATCTTGAGGATGTTAAAAAAATTACAGATTCGTTAAAATCAACTGCCGGTATTACGGCAACATATGGTTCAGAGGAGAGAAAACTTAATTCCGGAGGTGTTGCTAAACTTTTCAAAGAAAATACATTCAAAATAACTTCTCAACCTGTTGTTGCAAAAACGGGGGCTGAATTGAATGCTACTTGGGCAACGACTTATAAATGTGTTACATCTCAACCGGGTGCTACACCGGTTAAAAGGAAAGACGGTTCAATAGTATATCAAATAGGTAAGATATATTATTATGCTAATGGTAGAAAACTTGTTGATGGTAAAACATATCCATATACTTGTGCCGAATTCGAATCTAATAAATCTAACAAAGGTAGTTCTGCATCATCAATTGCACCAAAAATTCAAGCGGTTCAAAAACAATTAGGAATACAAAACGCTACAGGTACTTTAGATGCTACGACATTACAATCAATGTTGGCAAAATTAAATAGTGGTGTACAAGCGGCGGCTCCGGCACCGGTGCAGTCAGTATCAACTTTAAATCCGGCAGGTATTGCCCCGGTAAGTAATACTCAATCACAACTTGGTATGACATCAGACCAACTTAATAATACCATAAAACAATTACAAGCTAACGCAAACAGACCAGTATAATGAAAAAAGAAATTTTATCAGAAGAAATAAATGCAATGAAATACCTTTTGGGGTATAAAAGAGGTGTTGTGATTTCTGAACAACAAGTAGGTAATCAAAAATTTAATTTCAATGCTAACCCGGCATTAACTCAAGGAGGTATAAATTATACCCCAACGGCCCCTGCGGATGTGTTAAAAAATGCTCAAGCGACAGTAGCGGGAGCAACAACTCCGGCAACAGGTGCACCGGCAGCACAACAAAAATTTAATTTTAATCCTAATCCTAATATTACTCCTGAGAGTGGGATTAACCTTAAAATGCAGACACCTCAAGATTTGGCAAAAGGGGTGGCGTCAGCAACTCCGGCACCGGCAGCACCGGCGACTCCGGCAACAAATGTTAGTACTCCGGATTTAATTAAACAAATTCAAACAATTTTAAAAACTAGATTTAACGCTATGTTAGGAACAGGTGGTCCAAACAAAGATGGTGTTGATGGTGTATGGGGTAAGAATACTCAAACGGCCTTTGAAAATGCTTTGAAAGCGATTGGTAGTCAAGCGGCTGCAGCACCAGCGGCAGCAGCACCAACAACAGGAACTCCAGCACCTGCGGCAGGAACTCCGGCTCCGGCAGCAGGAACACAGACACCACCGGTACAATTTAAAGCGGCAAACATACCAACGGAAATAGGTTTTAAACCTTCAACTCCAAAACTATCGTAAATAAAAAAAGAGACCTTATTCGGTCTCTTTTTCTTTTTTAGATGATATTCTAATTGCTTTGGATATCACTTCACATTCACCCATAGAATAGAGTCCTGATTCGTATGCAAACTTAATTGCTTGTATTAGATAATAGATTGAGGTATCTTTATTCATTGTATCTAATAACGTATCTAAGTGTTCTTCATTATAGAGTGGGATAGAATTAAATAACTTTCCAAATAGTTCTTGTTGTTGTTCCATAATTAAATTTTTGTATATTTATAAGTATATGAACAAAAATAACAAAATACAGATTAAAGAGGCTACAGGTGACGGTGGTGGAAGAGGTTCTTACATCGCACCGATGCAACTTGGTATCAGAAAATTTAAAAAGTCTCAAATGGGACCATTTACAATTGCGGTGTCTAAGTACGATAGTCCTGAATTAGAGTTTGATAGTTATGATGGTTCAATGGATGAGACTAACAAAGAAATAAAGAATATTGAAGGTAAGGCTAAGAAAGTGACTAACTATATAAAAAATCATCCAAATTCAACCTTTAGTGACGATGATGGTAATAACATTAATCAAACACCGGATGTTAAAGGTAAAAAGATAGTACCAATAAAAGAAAGTTCCTCAAGTATTACAGCGGGGGAATATAACGGTCCTATGGAAATAGGTTTGAAAAAATGGAAAAAATCAGAATTGGGGCCTTTTATTGATGATACAAATCACCTATTGGTTAAGAACAATAAAAACAATAAAAAAAAGACTTTAAAAAATAATATAAACCGAATTGTTGGTATGTGGGAAAAAGGTACTGATGGTACCTATAATATAGACACACAAGACGTTCATACGGTTAACGAATGGGTTGAGGTAACCGAAGGTACCGTTTTGGGGGATATCGTCCCAAATGGTCTAAAAACCACCTCAAATTACGAAAGAGTTATTGATAAATTTAGAAAAGATATTCCTGAGGATAAAATTAATCAGTTTAATTTAATTTCTGAGAAGATAAAAGATTTTATTCAGGATAGAGGATATGTTATAAAAGTATTAAACTCTTGTACTACCGGATTTAAAGGGGTGAGAACAAGTAATATGATTATATTATGTTCACCGGATATGTTACCTAATTTTGCGTCA